ACATAATACTTGTACACTCTCTCTACACTCACCCCTCCTACTCCCACTACTCCCACTACTCCCACTACTCCCACTACTCCCACTTCATATTTCTCTCTCTCTCGCAACACTCTCACTATTTCATCCAATTTGTCTCTATCCGTCACTCCTCTTGGTTTGTAGTTTCGTCGCCTCCTTTCTTCTTCTATTAAATTCGCTTCTTCTCTTTTTTCCAAGTATTCCAAAATCTTATCAAAGTTCTTGAAATTTATTTTCTTATTTTCATCAATTATAAAAAACCCTTTCTTAGAAGCATTTTCAGAATAAGCACTCATTATCATTTGCAGTCCATTTGTTCTAATATTTACAGACGGTATTCGCGGCAAAAAATCATTTCCCAATAAAAAACACAAAAACGCATAATCATGAATTCTCCTATGTAAATTTGACATGTCATTTCCAAATCCCATATCAACGCATATTGAGACAGACAATTCAGCAATATCCAATACATATGCTTCGCCAGCATTCAGATCAGCATTGAGACTTTTAGCAAACTCGGGAGCCTCACGATAAACAAACAAATTAGCTTGTTCCGAATGAAAAATAGACAACATTAGAAGGTCAGCATCCAGACCGTAAATTATGGTATTTGATGTCTTATGTTTTTCCGGATGATCACGAATATATTGAAAAATTTTATGTTCACCTTCGCCTCTTTCATCAGCCGCCGACACAATAACTTTTGAAAACGATCTGAAATAATCATTTACATATTTAGACAAATATTTCATAAAAGCGGTTCCGGGAGTAATTTGTAATGTGCTGAAAATTGGTTTTCCAAACATTTGTTCCATTAACGCGGTTTTGTATCGGCGCGACTGTTGTTGTTGCATTTTGCCAAAAGGTGCTATTCCATCAAAAGCAGCGTAAACAGTGTCTGAAGGCGCCACGTCATTTATATAACGTTCAATCCGAAGACAAACCGCATGCGAAATCAAATGATAATTATCTTCCAGCACCAGTTTCAATTCAGATTTTTTTTCAAGATCACGCAGACAGTCATAAATAATGGAATTACAGTCCATATAGAGATTATTGACATGCGTGGTTTCTCTAAATTTAAAAAAAGATTTAAGAACTTTCATGTGATTACGAATGATGTGAGAAAAATAAGCAGGAATTCCCATTGTTTAAAGTTGAATATAAATATTATTACAAAATGTCTAATAAGATTTATGCGATTGAAATGAAAATGGCATGAAGACCAAATAAAATATGAATGTAAAATATAAGAAAACCAAATGAACACATTTGAATTCATGATGATGATTTATAAAATATTGCCATTCATACTAGTTTCATATTTCATAATATCTTCATTTTTGGGAAATGATTTCTCAGGATTTCTAGTATTTTTGGGAATATTAATGTCTTCTTTTGTGACAAGCATATTGTCTAATATTCCGCCAATTAATAAAATGATACAAAAAGAAATTGGTGCTGATGATAAAACATTAACAGACAAAATTAACAAATATAAGATATTAAAATTTGGTGAAGGAAACAGTGTATTTCCATTGGTGCCTTTGGGAACAAACACATTTTGTTTCATTCTTGGATATTTTATAATGGTAATAAGCATGACTACTGGAAACGCATTTGCGTCAAATTGGCTTCTATTAACAGTATTATCATTAGTAATAGGATTTGACATTTATGTAAATTACAGTTATATTGGAATTTTCATATTATTTCCAGTGATACTTGGCTTTGTTATGGGAATTTTATGGGCAGTTATAATAGGAAAAACTAATCACATGGTTCCAAAGAAACAAACAAGCACGTGCGCGATGAGTTCGTCTAAAAATTACACATGTAAACTTAGCAAGAATGGCAGTTTATTGTAATTATGGCTCGCAGTATTTGTAAAAGTCGTTAAACCAGTTTTGTATAATGATTGCAAGTTTAGATCGCAACATGTCATCGGCCAATAATTTCATGCTTCTGTGCCGATCTTTATAATAATACATGAATTCGCGAGCTACTGCGATCGTGTTAAAATTGGCATAAGTTGCGTCCAATTCCGATTTGTCCATAGGTTTGTAATTTTTTCTGGCATTGACGGAATTATGAAATAAGAAAAGCATATCTTTCAAATCTTCTTTGGTTTGAATGTTATTAAAATTCACAGCTTTCATGTATTGCGTAGCATGTTGAGCACAAACCGGACAAGGCAAAGTTGTGCATATAGAATAAATGGTATCAAGAAGTTCTTTGCGGACCTGTTTAAAATGTTCGGGTTTAATTTTATGAGCAATAACGTGAAAGAATTTCCAAGTGGGCCATCCCCATTTGACTTTTTGTCTGTTTGATTCGGCAAATGTTTTCACGAGAGGTTGTTGTGGCTGCGATAGAGATTGCTGCCGTTGGTTAGGAAAAATTCTAGATTGAAATGTCATCATTTGAATAGGTTTTTGATTAGGAATATTTTTAAGGCTATTCATGTAAGCGGAATTATTTTTATTCACCATGCTAAACATTGTAATTCACAAATATATATATTTAAGAAGAAAATGATTGTGCGATAGAGAACACATTGAAATCCATATAAAAATAACGGCAAATATATATAAAATGTCAAATAAATCAGTATTGATACAAAATATTCGTGATTGGATAGCAATGGACAATGAGATTCGCGAATTAAATAAAGAATTGAGATTAAGAAAATCCAAACAGAAGAAAATATCGGAAACCCTTTTGACAACGATGAAAGAGAATCAAATAGATGAATTTGACATAACCGGTGGCAAGATAATGTACAACAAGACGACATCAAAGAAGCCAATAACAAAAAAAAATCTGATAGGAATCCTATCAAAATATTACAAGGGTGATATTTCGCAGGCGATAGAGATGAATAGCTTCATAATGAATAATCGCGATGAAGTTACTAAAGAAACAATTTCCCGGAAGATTGACAAGCTCTAAACACCAACGCCCAATCCATATTTGGGAATAGTATGTTCGCCGTTAACAATTTTACATTTTGCGATGATTTCTGGATCAACTTTACCTTCAAGGATGTCGGAGGTTTTGTATACATTCATGAACTTGTCAATATAATAGACGAGACCCATAATATTTTTGGCGATGACATCCACAGGTTTTGTACAAACGGCGCATTCATCTTCTGCCAAACCGTGAGGAGCGCCTTTAGCATGAGTTCCGCAGAATTCACAGCCATCTTTGCGTTTTCTTGTACATTGCTCATTGTTAGCCCGCTTGGCGCTACACCGATTCTGCATGGGAATACAGTTCTTGACGCGTTTTCTCTTGGATAGATCATCTTTACTGAAAGTGAGTCTTTCATATTCATATACGTATTCAAGGAGATCATTGATTTTGGACTTTTCATCAAACCCGAGTTCAATGATTTTTTCGCGGACGGCATCTTTAAAGCCAGTGAAATATTGTTCAGACTTAAGGTTGAGTTTCTTTTCCATTATTATAAGTATGTAGTGTGTTTGTTCTGATAAAGAAAGCGTCAAACTTTCAATCAATTTTTCAAACTAAATAATTAAATGATATAGAGAAACAATAAAATAAATAATTTATATTTAAAATATATAAATTATGTGGTCATCAAAGAAAAGAACATCTGCACTTTCAAACGCATTACATGTTAACAACAAGCTAAATGATTTTGTATCAAATTCCGGATTTGGCCCAATAGGACCCACGGGACCAATGGGAATTCAAGGGTTTTCTGGCAACACAACAAATACCGGAGCAACTGGATATACAGGTCCCCCTGGCGAAGGCAGAATTGGACCAATTGGGCAAAGAGGTCCACAAGGACCTACTGGAACGCCAAAATCTATAATTGGTGGTTCGGCAAAAACCACAAATAGTCAAACAACTTTTTTAGGATTATTTAAAAACGAAAATTCTATGGATAATGAATCCGATGTTCAATACATTATGCCTTTTTCCGGAACATTATCAAAATTATACATATTTTTAAATAAATCAGCAACAATTGGCATTTATGCCGGATCAAGAACATTCACTATAAGAAAAAATGGAATATCCACTTCTGTCACAGTATCATTTAACAACTCATCCACGACAATAAAATATGATACAACAAACACAGTTAGTTTCAGTGAAGGCGATTTATTGTCAATATCATCCGCATGTTCCGGAACCACGCAAAATGACATAGAAGTCCGTTGGACCGCACTTTACAGTTAAGTCCGTTGGACCGCACTATTCAGTTAAGTCCATCATTTTGGATTGTCATTAAAAAAATTATAGAGCAGATTATCTGGATTATGATTTTTTACATCTCCATCAATGAGGACAATACTCTCATACATTTTGCGCAAAACATCGGTGGGTGCGGTGGATCCAACTTTAATGAAACCTTTGTTTAATAAAAATTTACGAATTTCCGAGATGGGTTTTTGTTTAATCATAAAAGACTTAGTTGTGACGTTATTACGAATTGTGCGATTGGGTAATAGAACGCCGACTCTAGGTTTATATTTGTCTTTTCCTAGATAAAAGGTCCTTCGCAATAGTTTCTTGATCTTTTTCTGAACTATTTTAGGTTTAGGTTTTTCGGCTTCTTTCTTTTGTTCGTGTAATTTGCGCATGAGTTCCATTTCCTCAGGGCTTTTAATTCGGCCGATAGGTTGAGATAGAGTTGACGGAACATCCAACAAATTAACTGGTATCAAATTTTTATCCATATTTGTGTGAGGTTGATTAAATGAGCCTACGCCTGGTTGAGCCAATGCTCCTGGTTGAGCCAATGCTCCTGGTTGAGCCAATGCTCCTACATTTTTTACGGTGGTATTATGTATTGATCTATATGTGGGCAGCGAGCCATTTTTCAAGCAGCCATATGTAGGGGATTGGAACACTTGTTTGGGCACAGAATCACTGCCTTGAATTATGGGTTGTTTAAACACATTATTTAATTGAATTGAAGGTTTAAAAAAGTCATTATTCCTTAAGGTTTGATTATGCTGGATTGCAGGTTTTGGTCTAGAATCCACAATTTGATTCATAAAACTAACGGATTTTTCAAAATCGGATTCAAACTGATCAACTTCTTTAGATTTTTTTGGAACTTCTCTATCAGCTTCATTTGAAAACAGAGATTTGTATTGTTTTTCTTGATTGTCGCGAATCTTTTTGAGGATCTGGTTGCGCCGCGTTTTATCTGAAATGGGTTTTGTAGATTTAACTTTAAGGGGTTTGTCAGGTCTTGGTTTTTTTTTTCTAGTAAATGAATCCGGATTAAAAATATGCGGATTAATAAATATCTTTTTTTTTTCTCCGCCTTCAGACATAGATTATAATGCTATATAATCTATGTTACAACATGTTATTTTGGTTGAAACGATTGCGTTTGTTTTGAACAATTTAATTGAAGTTTATAAAATTATAAAAACCAAATATAAACTGCTAAATATCAGTGTGAAAAATAAACGTTGTTCACATTTAGAATAGATATAAATGATAAAAATATGATTTTTGAAAATTGCGAATTATTGTCCTACAATAATGAAGATGATATTAAAAAAAGTCTCACTAAGTCCAATAATATTTATGAAATCGCAGCTTGTAATATTTTACAAATAATTAAAAAAATGTTAATTATTATTGACAAAGCCGTTTGAATTTTCATATTAAATTGGCAATTTAAAAATTGAAATATCATTGTTATTTACTTTCCTAACCTGTCTGCATGTAGGACAAGTATTTTTTTCTGCAAACCATTTGCTAACGCAGCTCATGTGAAAAACGTGACAACATCTTAATGCCACCGGGTTTCCTGATGCCAATGTTAATTTTTCAAAACAAATCCCGCAATTGTCATTTAAATCAATTATTTTTTCACCACTGTATGTTTTTAAATCATCATAATTATGAAAACATTCATTTGATTTAATCTCTGCGTATGCCTTATCTGCTTTCTCACGCATTTGATTTGCCTCATATAAACAATTGTTGTAAGCGTGACAAATATTATTTAATCTCAGTTTTTTTGTAATTTTTATTTTATGCGGATTTGAATCATCAAATGCGTTTTGAATCATTTGTGCAATATAAGATTTTTTTATTTTTTCAAAGGAGTCGTCTATAAAAAACTGTAAACACATCAATTCTATAAAATCCAAAGCATTTATATGTGAAATTGTAACTGATCCGTCCAAATTAACAGTAAACTTATTTTGACTGACATATTCTATAAAAATTTCTGAAATGGATTTATTTTCATAATAATAAAAAACTTGATTTATCAAATCAAACATTTCATCAGTTTGACAATTGGATCTCCATTTTTTAAATTTTCTATTGCTATAACGAATTTTATCACAAAACTCCGAAATTATTGTTTCAAACATTATAAATCTATAAACTCACAAAACCTCTATATACTAAATATACAAAGATTCTGCGATCCGTTTGCGTTCTCTTTTATCTACTTCAGCCGTGGATGATTTACTTTTCATAAACATGTCATATCCAGCATTCAAATCGGCCATTCCAATCTGGCATTTGAGATCCGGCATCTTACCATACATTCGGCGGCTGTGCGCGATCTTCGTTTTGAACAAAAGCGTATCCACGTCTCTTCCAAGCCCCGATAGAGAATCATGTTTTTTCTTAAACCAATCTTCACCATTTTTGATCAAATCGGCGTCCATAGTCCAGCCTTCAACAATTGTCTTTTGATTAACACCCAAAATTGAAACCTTAAGTTGAAATATTTGCCACAGATCCTTGTGAGTATAATTGTCTATCTTAAACCGCCAAACAAACCTAGATTCCAAACCTTGATTAAGAGCAAAGAAATTATTCTCCAATTCTTTTTCGTACCCTGCAATAATAAACATGAGATTTTCTCTATTGTCGCTTAAAGCTTCGCACAAAGTATCCGCACATTCTTTGGAGAAACTATCAGAACCCTCTTTGTGGCCCAGCGAATAAGCCTCGTCCAAGAAAATCACACCGCCCAAACACTCATTAATAACCGCCTTGGTCTTAATGGCGGTCTGTCCCAAATACCCCGCGACCAAATCCGTGCGGGTGATTTTTTTAAAGGCGGTGACGCCCGTTTTTTTATCAGATTCTGTAGAAGACGGTTTGGGTTTTTTAATGACCCCCATTTTGGAATACATGCGTCCGATGATTTTGGCGATTTCGGTTTTGCCGGAACCGGGAGGGCCATACAACACAATATGTTTATAATCATCCGCGGAACCATGTAGATGGAATCCCTGTAAATAATAGAGAAGTTGGTCCATGATGGCGCATTTAAGATTGGATATGCCGACCATAGAATTAAGCTCTTTCAATTCAGGACAAATAGCATTGAGAAGCTTGAGATCAACATTGTATTTTGATTCGGTTTTCAACGGAAATTTATCAACGATTGAGATGAGGTCCGATAGAGAATTCAAAGAAAAGTCAATTTGTATTATGGGTTTGTTGTCATCAGTTTTAATATCAATTTCAACCTCGTGATTTTTTTGCCAGGCATCATAGGAAGAATTAAAATTGGCTGTGTTGACATCATTAACTCCATGGTTGTTGTTATTAAAATTATAGGAGGTGAGACTTATAATATGGAAGAGATCAGAATGAGACAAATAATTTTTTTGACGATAGTTATTCATGAAAGAAACGAAGGACGCGCATTTTTCAGAGGAAATGGGTTCGGTGTTTTTTTTCATGAGCGATAGAGAAACTATAGATTATATTTTTATATAATTTATAATGTAGCAGTTTTAATTAGATAACAATGGTAATAAAATATAAGCAAATAATATAATACAATGAGCAAAAGATTCTCAAGCACGCCGACGCGCAAAGAAGGATCCAATTTGGGTCCTTTGAATGATTTTTTAAACAATTTAAAAGGACATAGTAAAATGTCTTTGACGCCATTTTTAAAGACAAATGGAGTAACCGGTATAAATGATTTACCAAAATTGTCATTGGAAAATTATTTATCAATTTATTCAAGTTTGTCCGCAAATGAAAAAAAAGAATTTAAAAAACAATATCTAAAAGCGTTTGAAGACGATGGTATGTTATTTCAAAAATCACCAACAAGTTCTTCAAAGTCTAAGAAAGGCGGTAGAAAACTCAGACGACACACTCGCAAAAACATTTAGGAAAGCACTGGTTTAAATCATTGATAAAACAATGATTTAAAACAATTTAAAAAATTGATCAGTTTGAATGATTAGTAAGAGAATGCAAACACAAATATCTGAATTTAAAATGTTAGCAACTGAATTATCCAACATCAAACCTAAGAGAGCTTATAAGAAAAAGCCCAAGGAAATATCAAAAAATGAAGAGACTAAATGTCTAGAAGAAATCGTAATGAAAGAAACTGAAATAGAAAAAGAAATAAAGAACATGGTGGCAGAAAATCAATTAAATCCTGAAAAGGACATATTAGGACACATAGAAAATTACAACACGGAGGCATTCAAGATCATAGAATCTTATTTTAGCGGCCAGCATTCATCCAGACTGGTCCGTCATCAATTGGAATCATACAACCATTTTGTGAATTACGACATGAAGCGCACAATAGAGATGTTTAATCCAGTCATGATAAGATCCGACAAAGATTACATAGCCAAGAAAGAGGCACATACTCTTGAAATAAAAATCTTATTTGAGAATTTGAAGATTTATCCTCCCCAGATTTACGAGAACAACGGCGCCACAAAGACCATGTTGCCTATGGAGGCCAAGGTGCGAAATTTCACATATGCTTCCAACATGACTGTTGACGCTCGCATTGAATACATTGTGAGAGACACCGAGAACATGGATCAGCCCAGAAGCATACACAAGCTGATTCCTAAGATCAGCATTGGAAAGATGCCGATCATGGTAAAATCGTCCATCTGTGTTTTAACACAAAACAATCACATTAATCCTGTGTCCGTCGGCGAATGCGCGTTTGACCATGGCGGTTATTTCATCATCAAGGGATCCGAGAAGACCGTGTTACAACAAGAACGCGCGGCGCAAAACGTGGTATATTGCTACGACGGCAAGAACGCATCAAAGTGTATTTGGTATGCCGAAATCAAATCGGTTCCGGATTACAAATGTATATCACCCAAACAAGTTGAAATAGAAGTGGCAAGCAAGAACAACGGTTACGGCCATCCGCTTAAAATCGTTATTCCTCGCGTGAGAGAATCAATTGACCTATTTGTATTATTTCGCGCATTGGGCGTGACATCGGATCGCGAAATCTGCTCCTACATTTTGCTAGATGAGAAAAACGAGAGACATGCGGATTTATTAGAATATTTGAACGCATCAATTATTGAGGCAAACAAGTATATGTCAAAGGAGGACGCGCTGAAGCATATCACATCTTATGTAGCCTACACTCCAATGAACATGGACAAGGAGACTGGATCAAGGAAGAAACGCGATTTTGCGGTAGAAGTATTGAGCAACGATTTGTTTCCTCATTGTCAGACACTTAAGCAGAAGTTGTATTTCTTGGGATACATGACAAACCGATTAATACAGACCGCATTGGGATGGATGCCCGCGAGCGATCGTGATTCCTATGTCAACAAGAGAATAGATATGACCGGAACCTTATTGAACAATTTGTTCCGAAACTATTTCAACAAATTGGTAAAAGAAATGCAGAAGAATATATTAAAGGAAGTGAACAGCGGATCATGGAAGTCCAGCGATGATTATGAGAATATCATAAACATGGCAAACATATGTAAGTTGATCAAATCCACCACAATAGAGACCGGCATTAACCGTGCGCTGTCAACCGGCGATTTCAGTATCAAGCACAGCAATAGCAGCAAGGTCGGTGTCGCGCAAGTGGTGAACCGTTTGACGACGGCCGCCACACTAAGTCATATGCGCCGAGTTAATACACCAATAGACAAGAGCGGCGAATTAATAGATCCCAGAAAGTTACACGGCACAACCTGGGGATTCTTATGTCCTGCGGAAACCCCAGAAGGCCAGTCTATCGGATTAGTCAAGAATATTAGTCAATTGACACATTTGACGATTGCCACGAACAGCGCGTCGTTGTACACTTATGTGGCCCCTCATATATTAGCAGTCAATGACGCCTCGCCAATCAGCACATTTGATAAAGTCAAGGTGTTTGTAAATGGTTGTTGGGTGGGCGTGACGGACGAGCCGATGGAATTATATAATGAAATGAAGGAGAAGAAATACAAGGGAATCATCAACATTTACACATCCATCGTATTTGATTGTAAGATGATGGAGATCCGCATATGTAATGACGGCGGCCGAATGACGAGACCCTTGTTGCGAGTCAATCAAAAAACTAGACAAGCCTTAATCACACCAGAAATCATAAAAGGATTAAATGACGGAGAATTGTCTTGGAACGATTTGCTTACTAATTGCCGATTAGAGACGTCGGTCATAGAGTACATTGATCCGGATGAGCAAAACATGGCATTGATCGCATTGAAGTCCAAGGATTCATATGTTCAGAGAAATATGAAATTGCCATTCACGCATTGCGAAATACATCCGAGCACCATTTTTGGAGTATTGGCATCATGTATTCCATTCCCGGAGCACAACCAGGCACCCAGAAACACATATCAATCGGCGCAAGGCAAACAGGCAATGGGAATGTATGCGACCAACTTTGACCAACGATTTGACAAGACAGCCTATGTTTTGACATATCCTTCAAGACCTCTCGTGGATACCCGCTTGATGAATTGGTTGGATTTGGTTAAGATTCCTTCTGGACAACAGATTCATGTGGCTATCATGTCACACACCGGTTACAATCAGGAGGACAGTGTATTGATAAACAAGGGATCTATTGATCGCGGCATGTTCTTAACCACGATTTACCACACGGAGAAGGACGAGGACAAGAATATCACCAGATTTGTCAGTAGATGCCGTCCCGATCCTACAAAGACGAAGGGGGTCAAATACGGAAATTACGACAAGATTGGCAGCGACGGATTTGTCGCGGAGAATACAATGATCAATGACCGCGACGTGATAATGGCGAAGGTGGTTCACATCAAGGAGAACCGCAATGATCCGACAAAAGTAATCAAGTTTGAGGATCAGAGTAAGTGTTATAGAACGACCGAGGAGACATATATTGACAAGAATTATGTAGGAAGAAACGGTGAAGGATACAACACCGCCAAAGTCCGCGCCCGCGTATTAAGAAAGCCTGTTTTTGGAGATAAATTCAGCTCTAGACATGGGCAGAAGGGCACTGTGGGAAATATCATTCCTGAGTGCGACATGCCTTACACAAAGAATGGATTGAGACCGGACATTATAATAAACCCTCATGCGATCCCTTCCAGAATGACGATTGGACAATTGAAGGAGACAATTCTAGGAAAGGTATTAATAGAATTAGGAATGTTTGGAGACGGCACTAGTTTTGGCGATTTGGATGTAAAGACGATTGCTGCGGAATTACAAAAGGTGGGGTATGAGAGTTATGGAAACGAAGTCATGTACAATGGACTGACGGGAGAACAGTTTGAGACCAATGTGTTTATTGGGCCTGTGTTTTACCAGAGACTTAAGCACATGGTTAATGACAAGCAGCACAGTAGATCAATCGGACCGATGGTAAATTTGACCAGACAACCGGCTGAAGGCCGAGCGCGTGACGGTGGATTCCGAATGGGTGAAATGGAGAAGGACGGTCTATTGGCACATGGCGTGAGCCGATTTTGCCGAGAGAGATTGTACGACGTGTCAGACAAGTATAGTGTTCATGTTTGTAAGAAATGCGGAATGATCGCACAGTACAATGACAAGGGATTCGCGATGCAGAAATCCAATTTCACAGTACATCAATGCGCAATATGTAATAACACAACAGACTTCGCATATGTGGAGATACCCTATGCGTTCAAACTGTTGGCACACGAATTACAGACAATCAATTGTATTCCTAGGTTGCTTACTGAATAAACAGAATGTTATGAGACGAGTAATCAAATGTTTTTTTATTTGACGAAAAAACTACTTAGAGAAATTGCGAATAATATATTGGGGGGTGCCTTCTTAGCTCAGTGGTAGAGCATTTCACTTGTAATGAAAAGGTCTTGGGTTCAATCCCCAAAGGAGGCTTGGTATTTTTATATTCACGCGAATATAAAAATAAATTAAAATGACATATGGAAGATGCGAATTATATAAGTATAAAATGATGGATAAAGTAGCAATATTTGTTGGATTTGCGTCGGCATTTTTAATAGGATTAAACATATGTATAATTATTCACAAATTGAAAAATAAATAATTAAGCAACAGACAGATTGAGTTTAAGATCTACATATTCGGTTTGTTTGTTGTATAATTCGGCATTAAAATTTTCAAATGTGCCTGAATTAATTTCATTGGCGCAATCCAGATACTTCATGAAATCTTTGCCAAGATTTCTAAGTTCATTTTGTTTATCTGCTGAATTCTCTATGGCATCCACAAACTCCTTAATGTTCAAATAATATCTCTTGTTTTCCATAGAAAACACATCGTAGGAAGGATCAATTAATGCTTCATCGGCTAAAATAATGAGATGAATCCGGACTCCCTCATCTGAGGTGACAATGGCGGGATAGACCTCTATTTTTTTATCGGGATGCGTTTTTTTCAAATAGTCTCTCATACATTTTGCGTTAGTGGCACAAGCGCCTTTTATTTTATAGAAATGTTGAAAATTCATCATTTGTAAAACAATATTTTCCATTATAGAAAGTCACACCCACAAATATTATGTTATTTTACCGCATATAATATATAATGTGTTACAGTATTGAATCAAGTTTACGAACAACCGGAATGTCATTGTTCGCGATCATTTACTTATTAAACAGCGGAATACCAAAATTTCAATATTTAGGAGCAGTTTTAATTGGATGGTGCGCGATGCAATTTGCTGAAGCACTTTTGTGGATGACAGATCCGCGAAAATGTACAACCGCAAATAAATGGATAACATTATTGATTATTCCATTTGTTTTGGCATTACAACCATTGGGATGTGTTTGGGGATCTTTGTTTTTCAATTCATGGAATGAAAATAAAAATTTCATAATTTCATACACATTTTTTGTTGTAATTTTGTTATTTTTACAAAGACACGTTTTAAATCCCATGATGTTTGAATACAAAGATTGCACCACAATAACTCCAAAAGGTCATCTTGATTGGTTAACTGACGCATCATCAAACAAGGGCACCAAACTTGACATAGTTTTAGTAATAGTAATATTTCTATGGGCAGCAATAATAGCATATCCTTTATTAAAATTTTGGAAAGGAACCCGATTGTGGCCTTTTTACATAATACCATTAATTGGAATATTTGTTGGATTCAAAACAGACGCGCCAGGTAGCATTTGGTGCTATATAACTAGTTACGGAAGCATTTCAGCGGCAATTTTATTATTTTTACACACTCATGGCATTAAAGTTATAGATTAATTTTCCGCGTCAACTCTATTAATTAAGCCGCGTTCCATATATATTCGGAAACCTATATCCATGGCAACACACATAATATTATTTAAAATCAAAAGGCCAGAACGATAATCATTGTCCATTTTGGTCAATGTGTATATTAACAATCCAAATAATATAGTTTGAAAAGTATAACTACAAATCAACCCTGATTCTATTCTTTGAAGATCGTTTTTTGAATATGATAAAAAAATATAATTTAATGCCAATTTCAAAAAATAAAATGGCATCAATGCTTTTTGTTCAATATTAATATTATATTCTGGATAGCTCACAAAAATAGAGATGTTCACAACATTCATCACTGAATTAGACAAAAGATGAAACAACATTATGTTAATAAATTTGCGTGTTTGAATTGCGTTTTCAGCGGCTAAATTTGGTATATTTAAAGGCATTAGAATAGGAGGAATTGGATCCGGAATTGGGTCAAAGATTTGATAAACGGCTTTACAATGAGGGCAAAAGTTCTTATTTTGGCCCGAATTTAACATCATTAATATACATCCAATGTGATATGCTGAGTTGGCACATTCGCATGGGAGTTTCACGAGTTCTTCAAATTTACCTATTTCCAAATCCACAGATTCTAGGCATATGAGACAATCTTTGTCTTTAAGAAAATCCTTATCGGGTTTTTTAAATTTTTGTAGATTTTTTTTTAAATTTTCCATTTAATAATATTATGCGTGTTGCGTTTAATATTATTACATAAAACAAAAACGTATATAGATTTGGCAATAATACATACAAATGTTTGCTAGATCTTTTCACAAAATTGTAAAAATCCCTATACCAATCAAGAGACGGTTCTCCGATAAATGTGGAATAGACGAAATAAAAAAGGATTTGAATATAGCCAAGTATGATATAGACACGTTGAATTATTTGGCTTACATGAATATATTTATTTCGCTGCTTACATTGTTTACAAAATAGATTTGGAAAGTTGAGATTATATTATACAAGGAAATGGAAGAGACAAAATTCACAATAAAGATTCCAATGTGGGAAATGGATGACGTAATTACGTATAAAAGACAAATAATAGTAAAGATTGCGGAAGGGACTTATGTGAAAATTCGCGGAGATAAAATCACCAATAGAGACATTTTAGATGAATTGTTTGAAAAGAGATTTGAATTGTTTAATAAGATGAAATGTAAAGATATTTTCATAGAAAAGTTCAAGGAATCTTATGACGTGGATTGTGATTTTGAAATTTAGATTGAATTAATATGTGGATGTATTTTATAGAGTTTTATTATGGGTGATGAAATTGGTAATGAAATTGTTTATGAACCAGGTTTTGGTAATGTGTTTGCGTTTCCATATATAAATCCGGAAACAAAAGAGCTATTAACTGCGAAAGAATTAAAAAGTTCTGAAAAATATGAAATTAACGAATATAACAAAATGCCATTAAAAAACCCAGATGGAAGTCCAAGTTTGAAAGGAGATCATGATTACACATATATACCTAAAAGTGAACGATTGTCTGCCAAAAGAACTGGAAACTTGTTAATAAATAATTATAAGCCACCACCGAAACAAGATTGGGCGGTTGTCGCTTCCGCACCTACTGGTCATATAGATTCTGCTATAAAAAAAGGACAGTTTCAATTAAAAAAGAAGCCAAAGCGTATGAACATGATACCTGTTTACGTAACGGACAAACCACTAACTAGTTTTTATGCTATTAATGATCCAGATAGTCCATTATTTGTGTATGCACTTTTAAAAACTTTAACCATAAAGGAACTTATAAAAAGAAAATTTGAAATATGGAGAAGAAATGAACATGATTTTCCAGATATTGATGATGATAATTACATTAAACCATATCAATACGATAACCCCCTTTCTCCAGAAAATAATATATGTTTTTTTTTATTAATTAGTGTGTGGCGCCATGGAAAAAAAAATAATATAGTTTCTGAAATTTTTGGATTTGGAAATAATGATAGATTTCAACAGGACATTGATAATTTATTAACTGAGTTTAGTGATAGAACCGGTTTTTTTCGCGAGAATATTCAATGCTGTGCAATAAATTTAAATACATACAATTATCATGATGATGTAACAACGCATCAACGAGCACAACAAGTTCATACATATGCTGTTTACTTTTACTCCACTAAATATAATAATCAAATACCCACAAAAGATGGAGGATGGCAATCCACTGTGCAGCCTATAGATTTTCTAAATACTAAGGTTAATGTGATGGATGGATTTTCAGAAAATTCTAAAATTGAAAATAGAATAATAAACGGACCACTTGAAAAATTATTTGCTGAAATTCTTGGCTTTACAATAAAAGAAAGGAACGAAGAAACTGCGGGAGGAACCCGAAAAAAGAAGAGAAAAACAAAACGCAAAATACAAAGATCCAAACGCAGATCCCAAAAGAATTCAAACCGCTCCCTTAAACACCGGCAATAAATACTTGTCAAAGTCTTTATCCGATTTTTCCGGATGAAACAAATACCCTATCCATTTATTAGTGGTGGCGATATTAATTGTATCGGCACTTCTGCTCAAAACCGTCCATTTCTTCGGCAATTCCTTTATCCGATCACTATAATTAAAATAAACACCATCTTTACCACCATCAAATTCAATTTGTCTAATTCCATTCACCAATCGGCCTTCCTCTATCTTGCCGCCAGATTTGTGCGCCAACAGTTGAAATCCAAAACAGACGCCCACAATTCTTATTTTTTTCTTCATCAAAACATCAATTAAGGGAAATTCGTCGCCATCTCTTAAAATTCGTTTGGCGGATCCGCATAAAAATATTAAATCCACTTTTTCTTTATTGGTCAAAAGAAAGGTTTCTAAATCAGAATAATAAACACATGCGAATTGGATACCATGTTTCGTCAATCGTTTAACAAGATTTTTCTTCAATTCTTCTTTTAAATACCATTCGTCAAAATATATAATAAGTATCATTATACAATACAGGAGAAAAATTGACTTTGAAAGTCACGCCCAATGCCGCATCAAAAAATATAAAATGTACAAATTAATCGCAATCGCAATCATCAGTTTATTCGTGGCCGCAAAAGCCAATAGAAACCTCTTAATAGAATACAAATTCACCCTTGATAATGAAGGGTGGGAAATCGTAGGAAACAAGTTGCTTCACGATCCTTGTGACCACGCCCGATACAACATCAAGGACATGTCTCAATACATAACCGGCAAGGACGATTTGATAAACGTAGATTACAAATTCAAAGACGACAAGAATCTGTGGTATTTCAAATCGCCGGCGATAGAGAATGTGTTTTTGGATCCTAAAAAAAGGTATTTTATATCATTCACAATGACAAGTTTCATGGGCGATTTCACAAAAATCAATAAAAATGTGAAAGATGCGGCGATCATAATAAAAACAGACAAAGGCGATGTGCCTATAAGATTCCCAGAAGATTATGACGGAAAAACACAGAAAGTAATGATGCCGATAGAGGAAAAGAACAGACGTGTGGAATCAATAATGATTTTGGGAGATTGGACGCGAGGAATAGAGATGTTGGGGTTGGACGACGTGAAAATAATATCATATGAATAAATTTGGAATTCATATAATAAATTGTATTATTTGCGGTTTTTTTCTTAGTATTTAATCAAATATCGTAAAACCACATAAGGTTGCATATTGTTGTGGGGCAATCCGCCGCCGACAGAATCAATAGACAAAGCCAAAGTGGTTTTGAGATTTAATTCATTATCTCCGAGAGTATCAAGTGCGGTTGCAGTATTCTGATTTGTGCCATTTAAGTCTCTTTCACAAAAAGCTAAACCGGGTTGTGCAAGACCACCAACAGCATTAGATCCGTGATCATGATCAGGCATTTGCGCCATGGTGAGCGTATGCATCTCCGCACCAGAAATATCAGCCAAAGGTCGGTTAGATAATCCAGCGCCTTGACCCAATCCAACACCAACGCGGCCTCTCATATCAGGAATATTAAAACTCAAATCGGATCCGCCAAAAGTTCCGCCATAACTATATCCAATTGCTAAAAACAAATCATAATAAGTGGATCCAATTGTGCCCTTAAGCAATGTTCGTCCATTACAGTCAAGCCATCCGCCAGGTTCAGTTGTGGCGGCAGACATAATAATGGTTCCAGCAGGAATAAGCACAAACTTGTCCAAATAATAGTTTCCCGAGGTGTATAAATTTTTCTCAACATAAAGATCACCTTCGTGCATTGGAGGTTTTGTAAAACTATTAAGACGATTCTCTAAATAAACATTTCTATTCGTAGTTTGTGATTGTATTCTCCTAAACGACATTATATAATATTACAAAGAATATTTATTTAAGATGCATAGGTTCGTTTAAGCGCATAAGGATTCTGGTTGAGCGCCGCATACAAATCCGGCGTATTGCGATCCATTTGAATGTTAGTATTCAATTGCTGCGACTTGTAATTCATTTCACCAAAGTTGGTAAGCTGCTGATTTTGCGAAGGCATTTTGGGCATGAGAGATCGGTTATTGATCATATCCATATCTTTGGCTTTGCCTTGATAATTAGTATCACCGTTAAACAACTTCATGTTAGAATTTCCAAAACGCCCATTAATGGTGGAGGCCTTAATGTCGCTCGGTTGATGCGACAGTTCAGCATCATAAGGTCTGAGCGCCGAGTTGGCATATCCTCCACCGCCAATGTATGACGTAGTTGTCTCATCACGATGTTGCGGCACAACTTGGTAAGGGGTCGCCAAATAACCATTATTGACTTGGCCTCTATTGACATTAAGATGATTCACTGACTCCTCAGTGGTTTCACGCATAGTGTGAGCAGGCGCGTCATTGGGGTTATATAGATGACCCTGAGACACGGCAGACTTCGCGTCACCATAAACACGCATATTCCCAACAACGTTTTGTTTTCTAGATGGTCGCATAATTTCAAGAAGCGGCGCGACAACTGCGCCTAAACCACTCTTAACTGAACCAAAATATCCATTGTCATCCGATTGCGAGACATAAGAACGGTTATTCACGTAAAGTTGATTGGATTTGGAACCATAATCACCCTCACTGGCAAACCCGCGGCCATTGGCATTAGCAACGCCCAATTGTGTCTGTCCATTTTCGGTTCGGTGACTGGGTAAAATCTCACCAGGATTAATTGGAACCGCGTGTAAGCTTTGTGCGACGCCTTCATATTCAACCGTGGTATCCGGTCTATTAACATGACGCTCAACAGGAATAGCATGAGACGTCTGTCCCTTGCCTACACCGGTGGTAGTAAAAAGACGGTCATGCCCCCATTCAAAAGAGGTTTCCGGCCGATTTTTCTGATAAGCGCCTAAAATGCCGACATTGGTGATACGGCTTTTGGCGGGACCTTCATGGCCTAAAAACATCATATCAGTGGCCTTTTGTTTATTGGCCGTGCGCAAGTCATCTACAGTTTTAGGGAGCCATGTTTCGCGACAAAGATTTCCGGCATTATAACCACCCGACCCTTCATTTTGATTGGCACCGAGACAAAGACCGGGACCAACTTGTTCTTCTTGAAAGGGTTTTACACCATTCATACGCAAACTAGGGTTAACACGAGATTGATAGAAATCATTCATATTGGGAGCACCATAAGGATGTTCTATTTTTTCATTAGGTGAAAAAAGAGGCGACTGTTCGGACTTGACAATTTGCGTGGATCCAGTTCCTAAATAGTTATCAAGGATGGCTTCATTGTTCTTGCCGTCGCCCGAAGACCGTACTTTGCCGCCAAAGAAAGGCATCATGTTATTGTGTTTAAAATGATCAGAATCAACTTGTTGTCCGGATAAGCTTTGATATTGATTTTTATTTGCGGTAACAGATTCAGACACAAGCGAATTTTTAGCGGCGGGATTGAAGTATTTATCAGTATAAGCGGAAGTGCCGTCGTATCGGTTTAAAACAGAAGTCTGAGAAGTCATATCCGCCTCGCCGGTGTAAGACGTGGATGGAGGATAATTGCGATCAGGAACATCCACATTCGGTAATTTGCTAGAAAATCCTTCAGATCCGCATTTTTTAGATTTGGCGGCTTGATTGGATACAATATACAGACTTCCAAGAGCAACTAAAGGTATAGCTAATTCCATAGTTTTATATATAATATTAAAAATATATAATTCTAATAACGATTTGTTTTTCACAATTGTATTATTTATTATAAGGCACAGGTTCTCCCGAAACAACCATTTGATTGCGTGAGTACTTAACTTTGAAGTAGTCTTTTTCTAAAATGCGTGTGTTCAAGTTTTCATAGAAAGGTTTATTCAAAAAGGTAGTATCAACAGGATTGATTTGAGGCGGTTCCCATCTATTGTTTTCAACTTCGCGATAAGTCCACGCGGGATGAGTAGCACGAGATTCATCCGTTACATAATCAATGGTTTCTTTCACAGTCGCGTTCAACATGGGAACGGTGGCGTGTTTCTTGTAATCATTGGCCTGAATATGATCGCGAATAAGCGGACGCGACATGCCTCTCAAATCACTATTAATGTCCATCATATTGGAGCAAAAATTAGCGCCCCATTTTTGGATGCGAATGTGCGGATCATTATTAAAAGGCATATTTACACCATTTCCGGGAACATCTAAAGTGTGTCTTCCGGAAATGGTATCAATCGCGTTACGTTTTTCAACACGTCCTCTATCGTCAAAAATTCTAGTAGATGCCATGAACAATATATTGTAAAGACAGATAAAACAATTTAAATGATACTGTAAATATAGATTAATTGCCAAAATGACAACAAACAATCTTCCTAAATTGTGTTTGAACATGATAGTCAAGAACGAAAGCAAAATCATCACACGATTATTTGATTCGGTGATAGACATAATAGATAGTTATTGTATTTGCGACACGGGAAGCACTGACAACACTATAACAATAATAGAGGACTATTTCAAAAAAAACGGCAAACCAGGAAAGGTGATCAGCGAACCATTTAAAGATTTTGGATACAATCGCACACATTCTCTATTGACTTGCAAAGGAGATCCAAATGCGGATTACATTTTGTTGATGGACGCGGACATGATTTTAGAGAAGGGCACAGATTTCAATTTGGAAGATTTCAAAAAGGGATTGGATAGAAGTCATGCATATTATATTTTACAAGGATCTTCCAAAATGTCCTACAAAAATGTAAGAATATTAAAGAACAACATCGGTGCGACTTATTGGGGAGTAACTCATGAATATGTAAAAATGCCACATGGCTCCAAATATTCGTCAATAGAGAAAAACATATTATTCATAAATGATGTGGGAGATGGAGGCGCAAAATCGGACAAATTTGAGCGTGATATACGCCTACTATTGAAGGGATTGGAAGATGAGCCGAATAATGACCGATACACATTTTATTTGGCGAATAGTTATAGAGAGAATGGTCAAAGAGAGAAGGCGATAGAGACGTATAAAAAGCGTATAGAAATTGGCGGGTGGATAGAGGAAATCTGGGAGAGTTATTACAATATTGGAAAATGCTACATGATTCTGGGAGAGCCTGAGAAGGCAATTGCGAATTGGTTGGAGGGATATGACAGGTTTCCAAAAAGGTTGGAAAACATATATGAGATAATTTCGCATTATAGGATACACGCGAAGCACCGATTGGCATATGAATTTTACAAGATTGCCAAGAGGAGGTTGGATGAAATAGTCGGAATCTCCGATTCCTTAGATTCAAAAAGAACCGGTGTATGCCATGCTTCGCTCGTTGCTCCCCGCAGGGGAGCCTCCGATTCCTTAGATCATTTATTTATGCAAAACGACGTTTACGATTACAAGATAGATTATGAATTCACGATTTCCGGATATTATTATAATCCAGACAAGATAAATATCACAGATCTATGCATGAAAGTTTTGGCAGTTCCGTCAATAGAAGACAGCATAATAAAAAACATGATGTCAAATTACAAATTTTACGCACCAAAACTGGTTGCGTGGGAAGACATAGACATGACCGGCACAAGTTGGTTGTTGCCACCAGATTTCTACAATGCGATGCAGAGCACCTTTGGTGCTCCACTTGTATTAACCCAAAGGGTTAATATTGATTCTACAATTCACAGGGATTTCTCAAAAAGCACTCCGACATTTTGTCATTTGGATGAAGGCAAAAGAACGATCATGAATGTGCGTCATGTGAATTACAAGATTGGTGAGAAGGGTGAATACATAAATAAGGACAGAATAATAACAAAAAACATGATAACAGTTTACGACAATTCGGCAAGAACGATAGAGAAAGAGTTTGAAATGAATTATGATAAAGAGTTAGATGGATTGTATGTTGGATTGGAGGATGTCCGATTTATAGAACACAAGAACGAGATACATTTCACGGCAAACCGCGGATTAGAGCCAGGAT